CCATTATTTCGTGTCGGGTCAAACTCCAGGCTTCTGCCAAGAAAATAGTGATGCCCCCAAGGTTTGTTTATCCAGGAAAACCCTCTATCATTCAGCCTTATACCATATCCACCACTGGTTTTCCGAATGCGAAGGGTATAAGTTGTTCCCCCAGGCGTATAAATCAAACTATTTCCCACACCGATATGATTAGTGGTATCCCAATCATCCCACAACTCAACTGTCGCATAATCGGCCTGATTGTCCTTCACATAGACACAAAAGTCTCTATTGCCATTAAACTTGTGCCCATAAACTCTCTCGTTCGTGTTAGGCGTATCTACTATTTCCCAGCAGGAATTAAGAGGCAACTTGTCATCCAGAATAGCGACAAGCTGCCCAGCAGCGTTCGTCATAGTGCCTTCATACCAAGACATGATTAATACTCCAGCCAGATGTCTCCATCTTTCCCATCATAAGGAGATGGAGAATCATCAGAGATAAATATTTGATAACCTACTCCACTACCCAAAGGAATTTCTTTCCAGTTTCCTTTTTCCTTTACATACAATTTATTGTTTTTCTTATCTATCCAAATAGCTCCATTGTCTCCTTCAGCATTCTTCGGTGGCCTATCATAAAGCAACAAAGTATTTTTTAAATCTTTAATATCATGTTTAAGTTGATTGATATTTACAGTCATTTTTCTTTTTCTCTCAATTCAAGTTTGTTCCAATCCAAAAATAATGGGTCATAAACAGATATAGCATACGGCATTATGTGTTGATAAAGAAGGTCAGTATCACACCACACACTAATATTCTTTTCCTGACATCTTCTGAAGAACGATAAATCTTCACCGAGAAGTGATTCCTTATCATAATTTAACATTCTCTCATAATAAGGTGGTTTGATTCTTTCATACACACTTCTGGAAACAGCAAGCCCACCACCACCGCAAACATCTACTTTTATCAAGCCTCGATTTACTTCAAAATCTTTATCAAGATTATAAAGACCTGTTTCTTTATCTAAAGTCCATATAGACGGATAACCGCTATTCTTCAATGGTGTAACACCACCAACAATCTCTCTTCCAGTTTCTAAATCAGCAACAAGCTTTATTAATGTCTCTGGTGGATAAATCTGGTCAGCATCTATCCAGATAAGGCAATCATCACCATGTTCTAAAAATTTTTTAGCTATCTCTTCACGCATGGTTTCAATCAATGTTGCAGAACTCATAATAATGTGTATGTTAAACTTTGTAATAGATTGAGCTATCATAGCTGTCCAAGAGTTAAAGAATAGAAAAGGAATATATGGCCAGGATAAAGGCAGGCCGATTGAAACATTCTTAATTCTTTTCTCTGGAATAGTTATCATAGCTTTACTTAAAATTCGTTAGCATTATCGAAGCCCTGTTTAAATAAAGCAGACGCCGTTATTTTTTACATGCATATTATTCTCCAGTTATCTATATAATCTAACACCTTTTTTTCTATAGAATAAATTTATTCCATTTAAAATAAATTTAGATGAACTTTCTCCAGCTATTCTAAATCTAAATAAGCCACCTGTTAATCCAGCCGACAAAGCCTGTCTCAATAAAAATTTAGCTTCTCCACCACAATAAGTATCTTCACCACAATAAACAACATTTTCACTATCTTCTGGCCAACAATACAAAGGAATAGTATCAGCTAAATGATAGGATAATTCATTAGAAAGATAATTCACACCAAAATAAATATTAATATCTCCTTGTCCATCAACATAGTAGTTTATTTCAGCATAACGCAGTAAATAGATTAATATTGCTAAAGAATATGTTGACCTAACATTGGTAAAAGAAAACCACCCACTTTGAATAATAAAAGGAATAGGCTTCCCATCATCACTTGATTCAGAATCTAATAAATAAATAAAACCATCGCTGCTTCCAGCAATTATTTTAGTTGTCCCATCATCAGTATTTTTATATTCAGCCAAACAGGTTAAGTTATGATTAGGGTAAACAAACTCTGTCCATCCAACATAAACAGGCATATTAAAAAGAGAAATAGGTTGATTAAGATTTAAAAAAGGAACTAATAAAGTTCCAACAAAAATTTTGGGAGCAAGATTAGGAATATTTATTAAAAAATATAGTTGGTTCTTTAACGGATAATAAACTCCTGACCAACAGTCTTTATTACCTTCTTTAATATATCCTTGCTCAATTAATTTAGGAGCAACGGTTTTTGAAATAGGAATTAAATCAGTTCCATCAAAACTATACCACCCATTCTTTGATAAGAAAATCACTTTATCTTCAAGAGTAATTATCTTACCAATATTTCCGACATCATACTTAGAAGTTGTTAACCTTTTTAATTCAAAATCACCATAGATTGTATAGAATTTAGATTCTTTAAAAACAATTAAAACATCCTGCAAAGCAGTTATACCTGTTATTTCTTCTCCATCTCCTCTATCAAAATATTCATAGTTTTCAGCAGGAACAGCATCACCATTACCTATTTTAGAATATACCACTAAAGATTCACCATTAGTTTCAGATGGGCAATTGGCATAAAAAACTCTATCTAAATACATTGTTAAATATTTAGCATCTGGTGGAACAAAATTATCCCACTCTGCTAACATTCCTAAAGAAGCATCAGCAACATTATCTTCATAGTCTGTTGTTTTATTGTCAATAGTAGCTACTAAGTAAAAATCGGTTGGTATTTCACCAGTGTTTAAAGCAAATGTTCTGTAAATTTCTATCTTGTCAACTTGTGGGTCATCAGACGCTGCCACAGAAACTTTTATCTTTTTACCTGAAACATCAATTATCTCTGAAATTTTAGAAGGATTACTTCTAATATTAAAATTATAAGATAAGTAAACATAAACATAAGCATACTTACCAGTAAGGTTTCCACTACCACCTTCTGTAAGAGTTGGAGCTTTTGCTGATGGGGTAATACCAACACTATAAACATTCAATTCGCCATCAACATCAGAAATTTTTATGTTGTAATCATTTCCATTAGCACAATAGCAAAAACCTTTGTGTGTTAAAAAAGACATTTTATTTTTAGAATAATTTGTTGTCAGTTGTATCCATTCTGTCCCATCATAAGCCCATAAATTAGTTGTGATTAAATGAGTAATATCATCAACTGTTCTTACATTAGCAAGAACATAATTACCGTTAGATGAATAAAAATTATACACATCCTGAATAGATTTACCTTCGTCTGGAGAAGTTGCTATTAGTTTTGTTATTCCACCCCGTTTTGATAAACCTTTTTGAGGAGTAAGTTCTACATTCTGGGCAATAGTTAAAGCACGAGGGTCAAGCATATTTTCAGTAGAGGATAAGTCTAATCCTAAACTAAAATCGTTAAATGTTTGAAAACCAGAAACATTCATTCTGTTAATACATCCTCATTCTGAAGCTGATTAACCATCAAGAAACTAATTAAGTTTCTTTTATATTTTTCTTCTAAAATTAATAGATATGAAGGAACATTCTCGTCTTTAACTTTTGCCTGTATAACAGTTTCAACAGCCAAATATGGATACATCACATCTGGAATATTTTCAAAAGTTGGTTTAGGTATATATTTAATTCTATAGCAATTGTTAGCAGAAACAGTTGGAGTAGGAACGATTCTTATTTGATTATTCTCAAAGAACCAACCACGCAGATTATTTGTTTCATAATGATTTTCTATGTCAATAGGAATATAATCAAAATTAGTTGTATGATTATCCACAGGAGTTATAGAAATAATTTTAAAACAATCCTCTGGTAAAGGAATATAAGGATTATTTGCTTCAACAGATAAATAAGCAGTCTTGTTGTAAACTGGATATAATAATCCCCACAAATCATTGAAGATAAGAATTAAAGCAATTTCTGTGTAAACATCTATTTCATCGTCTGTCCAATAAGATGCTTGTGGTTCAGCTATTAATGACCTTACATAGTTTCTAAATTCATCTATGGTCATTAGATACTCCAAATTCTGTGCCTTGCATTCCAAGCTGTTTCAACAGCCTGACGAATTAATCCTTCATCTTCTTTTTCATAATCACTTCTAACTTTCTCGTTCGCTTCATCAACCATCCTTAAAATTTGAGAAAGCGGAATCTCGCTTAGATGTTTTCTTCTTTTCAGTGTATAAAGAACCCGCTGGTCTAACGGGTGATAACCAATATCTCTGTCTTTCTCGTCTCTTTTAGCCACAACCATAACAGTCGAACTTTTTCTTTTATAATCTTCATAACTTCTTTCATCTGCTTTAGTATGAGGAACAAGCCACCAACGAATTATCCAACGATGTTTTCTTCCATCCCAAACACAAAAATAATTTTTGTCTATTAATTCTAACTCTCGTTTAAACCAATCAGGAACAATCATTGCTTCTCTCCTTAGGAGAAAAAGGGGAGCGTAGCAATCCGCTCCCCCCATACACAAAAAACATAAAAATTAAGAAGTTATCTTAGTTAGTTTTCCGTGAGCGTTTCTACAATCAGTGCCAAGATTGATGTAAGTCTTGAACCAAGCTTCATAGGAGTCAGAACCAGCCACACCCTTAATTATACCACCATTTTTATCATCCCAGGTCAAAGGCAGCAAAGTATAAAGTTTAATATGATTAGGAGACAGGAAATATACATACCCTTTAGGACATTTAGGATGCACAAAAAATGGAAGTTCAACTGCACCGCCAACATACTTAATAGCTTTCCAACCAGCCGTATAATTAACCGTATCAAGCATTCTTTTTGCCTGTAATACAGTAAGCAATTTGTTGCGAACAGAAGGAGTGGTAATAACTAAACTCGGTGGGTCTCCAGCAGAAAGAAGTTCCATTGCATCAAGAGCTTCCTGAATAGCAAGCTCACTAAAAGTAGTAGTGGAAGAATCAACATACGATTGCCATTCACGACAAGCAGTAGCATCTATACCCTGAAAATGCAGTGTTCCAGGAGCATTTCCAGCACTAACAATACCATCAATTCCCATTATCTCACCAATATCATCAGCAGTAGAAGAATAAACACCATGACGATAAATGTTTGTGTTAGCAGCAAGATTGGAAACATCTGGAGAAACAACAATTCTTTCCTGTGAAGGGTTAACATCTGTAATGGTGTATTTAACAGTAGGAGCAGATTCAAAAGAAATAACCATACCTTTTCTAAAAAATTTAGTTACATTTGTATCAGTATCATTAGCATTACCACCAGGGTTTTTAATTTCAACATAATTTTGTGGGGTTGTTCCAATCGCATTCTTTACAACGCCAAGAATACCTTTACCACCACAGAGAAGCTGCCTATCAAGGTCAACAGCAAAAGCATTAGTTGCACCTTTGATTTCATTAGTCATTAAATCAACCCAGCCACCCCTGCCTTCCGAAGACTTCATTGCCAAACCATCAATAGCAACTCTACCATAAATTTTCTTAACCTTGATATACGACTGGTCATAAGTAATTTTTTGAGCTTCAGGAAGCGTGTAATCACCGGCAGCCCTTGCACCAACAGATTCAGTGTAGGTTAGCTGCAACGGGATAATAAATTGTTTCCCAGCAAACGGAGCAGTCTTTTTTTCAAAGAATGAGTAAAGCGGGGAAATTTTGGGAACTTGATTCACTATAACAGGTGAATAAATATCCTTTAAAACTTTTTGAACATCTTCAAAATGTTGCATTTTTTATTCCTCTTCATTAGTTAGCCTAGCTAACTCTTTTAAATAATTCTTAGCCTTCTCAGAAACATTATCAAATGTAATGTTTTCTTTTTCAGGCTTAGAAACAACAGGCGTGGTAGTTGCCCCAGCTACTTTAACTTTCGGTGCAGCCTTTTTAGCTGCCGTTTGTTTTGTTAAATAGCTTTTAACAACTTCGTCTTCAAACTGTTTCTTAAGCTCAGGTTTAGCCTCGAAGACTCTCTTTATAAAATCAGCAGAACCATAGTAATTGTGAGATGCCTTCATCACTTCTTTTACAGGAACTTTTCCACCGGTCAAAAAATAAACAGATAAAACTTCTTCGACCGTTGACAGTGGGTAAACTTCCTGTAAACTTTCAATCTCTTTCAATAAGGCTTCCTGTTGCTTTTTAGTTTGGGTCTCCATATAAACAGAAGAGAGTGCGTTAACTTTCTCACTCATTTTCTTCAGAGCTGTTTTTAAAGCAACTGTATTTGGGTCATCAAGTTCGGATATTTCCAACAATTCTTCAGGAATTTGACCATCAACAGGTCTTTCCTCAGAATTGGAAAGTCCCACTTGCTGACTTTGCAGTTGGTTTAAAGCAGCCTCTAAAGCTTCCATTTTTTTGGAGACCTTTTCTCGCTCTTTAGCGACCTCTTCCATCGCCTGATAAAATCTCAACCCTTTTTGTAAAAGAGCTTGTAATTGCTCTTCATCAAAATCTTTAACATTAACTTCAAGACCCTTAGACTTGAGAGTTGCATCTTGTTTAATTAAATTAGCAATTCCCTCAAGCTCTTTTTTAGTAGTCTTTACTTCTTCCTTTTTTTCTTCTTCGCCTTCAACTTTTTTATCTTCTTCTTTTTTTACATCTTCGGTTGAAGTTGATTCTTCTGTGTCTTCTTCCTCTTCATCAACAATATCATCCAGTTCACTCAAATCAAAACCATCATCTAAGTCTTCCAATAAAAAATCTTGCTCTTCGCCCATTATTAAAACTCCTCAATGTTCCCTTCAGCACCAGCACCGGCTTGCCCTGCAGCAGGGGGCTGTTGTGGTGCTTCCTCAGGAATTGATTTAGGTTGTCCACCAGCAGGTTGCTGCTGTTGAGCAGCTGCTTGCTGTAATCTTTGTAAATGCAGTTGTATGTGTTCCTCTAAAACATTTTTCTGCAAATCATTGTAATTATCATACTTTGTAGATAACCTATCTCTTAAATGAATTTTTAGATGTGTAATATCATCATCTAAAAAATATAACATCTTCTCAGCATGACTGATGTCAATAATTGCTCCAGTCTCTATTTCATAATTTTCTTTAATTGCTCTTTTTTCGTGAATAAGCTCATCTTCATAAACTCTTTTAGCTTCACCAAATTCAAGCAACTCAAGAATTGTCTTAGGGTCTTTAATTAATCCAAGCTCGGCAATACGAATAATCCACTCAGTCCTTAAGGCTCTACTTTTCGGTAAAGAAGTGTTTGTAGAAACAAAGACATCTGTATTTCCTCTTAAATCAGCACCCTTAAAATGAGTAACTGCTTCTTCTTTATCTCTACCAACAAGTTTTATAAGCCTTGGTTCAATATAATTTTCTTGAACTAATTTAAGTAAAAAAGACCAAGCAGGAGAAAAGACACTTTCATCAACTTCACTAATCAATGGGTCAAGTAAACTATCATCTTGTTCAAGAAGAAGATTTACTAACACACCAGACGCATGAGAAGCTCTTTCTGGTAATCTACCAAAACTAACTTCATGCACACCGGAGATATTTTCTAAATCTCTCTCCATCTCGTGTTTCAGTGGTAGAGCCATCGGTGGTGTGGGGTCGAGTCTCAACTGCTCAACCCTTCCATATTGCGGATTATAATAAATTGCAGAAGCAGAGCTGTCTTCAAAGATGGTTTTCTTATCTAAAGGCGAGCCTATCGGAACAGCTATTTTCAACTTTGAGGCTCTCTCCACAGATGAACTCAAGGTGCTTATTAATCTATTGTATTCTTTTTGTGCGGGTAATAAATCTTTAAAAACACTATCATTAAGATTTATACCTTGTTCATACAAATCAAAAGGAATTAATCTATCATCATAGCAGAAGAAAGGAATTGTTTCAAAATCATTTGAACCATATTCCAAAACTTTCTTACCACCAACAATAATATACATGTTTGGTGTCCACAACTCATATCTAAAACAAGTGTCTGTTTCTGATACAGGTGGACTCGTCAAACCACCATCTTCTTCATCTAAACTCACAGCGGTTGGAACATACAGGGTGTCAATTGCAAGCTGACTTTCTACCGCTAATTCATCAACAGGAATATTATAAGCATCGGCCAATGCTTGTCTGTCAACTGTTTCACCGTATAAGAACCATCTCCATTTTTCAGGATTAGAATAAAGAGGGTCGGCTCGATAGTTGAATGGAGAAACAACATCCATAGCTACATCTCCAGTAACTTCAACGGCAATAGTTGTAGCTATGTTTGTTTTTTCATCAACAACTCTTTCATAAGAAACAATACCTTTTTTTGTTTCATCCCAATACACACGAATACATGCTCTACCAATAGTCAATAACCAAGAAAAAAAGTCTTTCCTGATTCTACGAAATTTAATCTTGTTTGACAATGCTTCAAGAATACTATCCCCAACTTTAGCAGCAGCTATATCCTCATACTCACGAGTATTTGGAATTACTCCAAGCTCTGGAACGGTTGTCTTTATCTTAGCCAGCATTTGCCTTAAGATTGGTTTTAATCTATTAATAACAACCCTTCTTTTAATTTGTGGAACAACTTGTATCTGCTTTCTTATTCTGTTGTAGTCAACATATTGATAACCTGCAATCCAGGCTAAAATCTTTTTCCATCTTGGAAATTTATAGATTACATCAGGATGCTTTACCCAATACTCTTCAACTTTTTTAACAATATAACTTTCGTCTTCTTCAGTTAGTTTTTGTCCATTTAATATTTTTTGTTCTATATCTCTAAAGTTCATTTATTTAGCCTTTTACTTCTTCTGTCCAATCATCATCAAAGCCTTTTAAATCTATTTGTGGTTGTGCATTCTCAGAAGAAGGGACTGCATTAGAAAGATTTTCATAAGCTTTATATTGCTGATAATCTTTTGCCATAATTTTATCAACTAAAACATTTATTTTTTCTAAATACTCTTTCTGCATTTCCATATTCCACTTTACCAGCTCACTGATTACACTCTCTAAACTTTCTTTTTTATTACTAACTTTTTTAGTGGCCATGTTAATCAAATTCTCCTAACAAATTTGTTTGGTATTTTTCATTCCACTTTTCTTCTTCCCAAAATTCTTTTTCAAGTTCTTCTGCTGTCTTATGCTTCTCATCTAAAATTGGTTTCTGCCCTTCTCCAGGTTGAGGAAAAATACCAATATCAAGAATATAGGCTAAAGCATCAACAATATCGTCTTTCTGCATCTTACCAAATCTTAATATCTCATCAAGTAAAGCATCCATTCCAGTTGGGGCAAACAGCATGTTTCCAGACTCAATCCATCCTTGCAGGTTCTTTACTCTCATTTCTTTCGGTCTGTTTTTATGTCTAAGTGGAACTAAAATATTAGCTAATGCCCTAACATAAGTATGACTGTTTTCAGCAACCCTATTCATCTTAATCATCTGCGGAGCAATAAAATTAATTAAATCTCGATATGTCTCAAACTTATTTTCTTCAATACCAATCATCACTGGCTGGTAATAAGAAGCAATTTCTACCAACCACTCAGCTCCTTTTAAATCACTACATTTTCTTCTTTGGGCATAGATAACATAAAACTTTCTATCTTCACAGGCCTCGACAACAACCATACCGTTATAATCGCTTCCCTCTGTATCTTTTCCGGCTGGGTCAAACAACAAATAAGTTAGCTTATTCTCTGGCCTTTGACCTCGTCTCCAATATTGTATCCACGACGGCTTCACAAAGCTGGACTGAGAAGCGAACGGGTCGTTCAACATCTGTCCGTCAAAGAATTCCTGTTGTTCTTTTTTAATTTTGTGAAGCTTCTCTTCTGGAAACAATGTTGGGAATGTTGAACCCTTTTCATTAACGGGGTCTTCCCAGCAACCATAACGGAGATAATGATAATCGCCTTTATGTATCTCTGTAAAAGGATGCAGTCGGTGTTCCTTAAAATCTTTTTCTTCTAAACCAAAAAATTCTCTTAAAACATATCCATACAAATCATCAGCAAACCAACGAGTTCCTAAAAGAATTTCCCAGCCTTTTGATTCCAATAAAGAACGAGCTAATTTCCACCAATCAATAACTTTGTTTACCTGTTCTTTAGTAGAAGAATTTTCTCTATTAACTAAGTCATCGCCAATGATTATACTATAATGCTTTGAAACTAAATTACCTTCAACTGACCCAGTTTCAATCAAAGTATTTCCAATTTTTATCTCGCTTGCTGTCCACCTTTCTGCTTTAATCTCTGGGTTTCTTGGTAATTCTGGAAACAAGCCTCTAAGTAAATCATTGAACTGCAAATTATATTTTATCTTCTGCAAAAACATTTGAGCATTAGCTAAAGTTGCATTAGTCAGAAGAATTGTATCACCTTGCTTTTTAACAAGATTATTCAAAATTATTTGTATTGGGTAAGCAACGCTGGCGATATAACTCTTTACCCAACCTCGTGGACATAGCAAAATAATTCTTTGTTCTGGGTTAGCATTATTCTGAATAAAATCAGCAATATGCTTGTGGGTTGGTTTGTATAAATCTTTATATCCTGGCGTTGGGTCTTCTAAAGTTTGAAGCACAACACGACACAAAAAATACAAATCAGTAAGACATTTTTCACGCCAGAAATTAATGTCTTTAATTTTCTCTAAACCCAATTATTCCTCTTTTTTCAGCTTTGCTCTTTCTTCAGCAGATAGATTTAGCCCTCTCCTGTTTGCTTCTCTCTGAAGTTTAGCAAACTCATTGGCTAACATTTCATTCATTGGTTCATCAGTTATAGCTACACGCATCTTTATTATTTCAGCTCTAAGCTTATTATCTTTCCATTTTTTTAATTCTTCTTCATCATAAGGATAGTTTAATCTCCTTCTGCCTTTGAGTTTTTTTAATCTATCCTTAACAGCTTCAGTTGCTTCAGAAAAAATATCACGATTTTCATTGGTTTCCATTAGGTTCTCCTAACATTTTAGGTAATTCTTTTACCTCTTCAACATCAATAACCCCAGCATCTGCTAAAGCCTTTGCCATCTCTGGACTGATAATAATGTTTACAGTTCTGGCATCGGTCATTTCTATTTTTTCTGGGTTGTTCGGAAGAGCAATTTTTGCGTATCTGTCTATATATGTTCCTCTGGTAAAATAATCTGGAGTAGCATCTTGAATAACAGTTCCTTTAGCAGAATATCTTTTTGGGTGTTTTGCTTCCAAACCTTCTTTTAACTTCTTAGCAATATAGCTTTCAGTAACACCTTCTTTGGCCAGAGCATTTAATATTGCTTCTCTAATCTCATCTTTTCTGATTAGAACAGAGCCATATTCTTTATTAGCAAACCCTGCATCAACAGCAGACTGACCAATTGCTCCGGTAGCAACCACACGCTTAATAAAACGCTTTTCCCTACCGGTAAGTATTTTTCCTAATCTTTTTGTTTTTCTTGCCATTACTTCACCAGCGAATATATAAGAACGCCAGCAAACAGGCCGGCTGTTATTTTGAGAGCTTTATTATTTTTCTTTAGCTCTTTCTTAGTGCTTTCCATAAGTTTGTTTTGAGCATCTAACAGATAATTTGCATTGTTAAGTTGTTTTTGTAAGTTAACAACGGTTAAGTTTAGATTATTATTTTCCTCAAGAACAGCAGGATAAATAGTAAATTTATAATAATCTCTTTCCTGACTAACTAAAGAAAAAGACTCTTTCCAAACATCAATCTCTTTAAGATAGTGTTCAACAACTTCTTTACACTCTGCCGGTGTAGTAGGCCTCTCCTTTTCTAACTCACTTATTAATTTTTGCTTCTCTTCAACCTTTTTTTCTAAATCAGCGGCTTTTTTTATTGCTTCGTCAATTTTATTTTGTAGTTCAGCATTCTTTTTTTGTAACTCGGTATTTTTATCTATCATATCATAATAATTTTTATAATAAATATCTAAAGCATCCGTTAATTGATTTATCTTATTTATTAAGTTATTCTTTAATATAACTAAAATAATTAATATAAATATTAATAAATAAAAAGTTTTTTTATTAATCATAATACACCTGCCCCCACCTGCAAGGTGAAATCCCGCTGGAAATAGTGTTGTTGTCAATAGACATCCAGCTCTACCCTTGTTAAGACATAACTATCTCTTCTCATTATATATATTATAACATGTTTTCAAACTTTTGTCAAGTCTTTTTTTTAAATATTTTATTCCACAGATATGTTATACCATAAACTATCCAATCCCAAACCCAATTTAAAGCCTTACCAACAGGCTTGGCCAACACACAACCCAGAATTAAACCAATCCAGAAACTTATCTGGGATAAAAATAAAAATAAATCTTTAAGCAGTTGAATAAGCATTTTTACTCCTTTCCTTCCAACAAGTCTATGATGGTATCACTGATACCAACTTCAATGCCACACAAAAGATTTCTTTCGTCAACAGTGCTTTTAGGTGTGGCAATATTAAAAACACCCATATAAATTTTCTTTCTTAATTCGCTAATCATGTTTGGGTGTTCTTTAATAAACTCTTGCATTGCTTGTTTACTTATCTCAAACCCAAGATTAAAATATTTTAAATCTTCTTTTTTCATCTTTCCACAGTCATTCATTTTTTAACTCCTTTATTGCATCTTAATTGAACTTTCTTCTTTTTCATTTCTTTTCTCCTATCAGGTAAAGCTCGGCTTCTGCCAGCCGACGCTTACATAGTCCTTCCAATTTGACTCCGTTATCATAAACCCATCTTAAAAATTCAGAAGCAATATCACCGTCTGGATAATTACCTGTTAATTTTCTTCTTAAGTTAGAACGATTAAAAGCCTCTAATCCAATATTATAAATAAAATCAAGAAGAGCAGCTAACTTATTTTCTGTTAACTTTTCATAAACAAATTCTGGGAGACTGTCTCTTAAACCTTCTAAAAAATAAAGTAAATCTTTTACAAGAATTGCTTCAGCTTCTTGTTCTGTAACACTCTCAAGTTTTTCATGGCCCTTTATCTCATGACCATATCCTATGGTTGGATTACCACCAGGAAATTTATATGGTTTACTTCTAAATCCTTCATGGACTTTAATCATCTCAGCAGCCATTTTAATTGCTAATTTTTCTTTATCTGTTAGTTGTATCATTTTTCTTCCTCAAATTTATGACAGTTAGGACAGTTAACTAATTTAAACTCCTTTGTTATGTCTGTATTTGATTCAATACTATCACCATCCATAATATAACCACTTCCATTACATAGTTCACAGGCAGGCTCTTTCTTTTTTTCTTTTGTTAGATTTATAATCTCATCTGTTAGATTTATAATCTCATCAATCAGTTTAGTTTGCTTTTCATACTGCCTCGTTTTTTGAAAATAAACAACAGCACCAATAAGAATGTTTAAAATTTTTAATCCAAGATAAATAATACAAAAAAGAATTAAAGTTTTTAACATTTTTTCTCCTTATTGTTATTATTTAATAAGCATAATAAAAATATTACAATCAATAGCTTAATAGAATATTCAAAAGCTTCAACTTGGGGCAGACAATAGAAAGCCATAAAAAAGTAGCCTGTAACTATGCAAGCAATAATAAATAAAACAATAACTGTTAATAAATCAGCTTTTCTTTTCATTTAATTTCTCCAGCCTATTTATTTTTTTAATCATTTTATCAACTCTGTGCTTCATTTCTTTTGCTGCTTCATACCACCAGCCATCATAATCTTCAACTCTAAAAGTATCAAGCGAGTTCATAAGAGTTTCAGCAAAGTTTTTCATATCTATAAACAATTCCTTCGACTCATTAATAAGCTTTTGTTCATTCATCTCTCTATCCTCATTATGTATATTATATCATAATTCTAATTATTTGTCAAGATATTTCTTAATATACAAAAATCTGCAGTTATTGACTACATATATTAGACAAAAACATGCGGTTAGTCCCCTCAGAAATTTTTTCATAGAAAATATGGTGTAGGTGTGTAGAGGTTGTTCCTGGCGGCTTGCCAAAAAAAATCCGGTCAACGGGTGATGGTATCCCTCTATCAAAAAATTAATCATAGTAAATCTATCGGATTAATGTATTTTTTGCTATGCTAAATAAATCCGAGTAAAACTATAGGATTAATAGAATTAATAAAAAAATAGAAATAGAAAAATTTAATCTGTCCCTTCAACCTGGACAGAAAGTAAAGCTTTCTGGACAGTTAGCATCAGCTTATTAATTAATACTAGTATTTATATAAAATTAATAGTATTTTTTAACAAATAATAATAAAGAAAAAAGTAAATGGAATGTATCTATGTTATCTAATCTATGTTATCAATATATATTAATAT